ATAATTCTCTGGTTTCTTTTGTGTGAATTTTATCGCCTTTATGTTTACTTGGTCTATGCGTACCAAGATTTGATTGCCTTAATGCTTCAATATGACTTTCCGAAAGTTTTCTTCCAGCACAATATGCGTTACCTGACATTCTTTCTTTTAAATTGCTTAAAAATTGTTCGGAATGTTCTCCAAAATGCTGTCCTCCGTCTTTTGTGTTATATCCATACAGAGTATCTTGCGTACTATATTTTTCTATCAACGCTTTTTCGATTTCCATAGCCATATCTTCTTTTAGATTTGATATTAAAACTATGTGCTTTATATTATCCCAACCATATTTTAATATCGCTTCATGCATTGCTTTTTGGTTGCGATATCCTCCACCACCGCGCCATCTTTTTTTAGGTTCTTGTCTTGTTGCTCCAATATACAATTTTCCATTTGGGAAAACATGAACATATACTGAATAATTCATATTCTAAATTCCTTTTAATTAAATGGAAGTTCTTCATCAATTCCATCTGGGATATTCATAAATCCATCTGGACCAGCTGGATTCGCTCCCATGATAGCTTCTTCTTTCAGATGGTCGTCATAGGCTTTTGTGGTACGCTCTTCTGGGATGTCTGCATCCTTAATTCCCTCAATACTTCGGAACCATGCAAGCTTGTGACGTTTTACTTCTTTGTTATCGTACCAGTCTTTTTCAAGACGGAAGATGCCGCCGATCAGTTTTCCCTTAAACTGCTGCCCGAAATTATCGCCCCACTTAACGGCAAATCCCGGATTTGACTTTTCTACGCATGTGATAAAAGTTTTAAGATTACGGACGCCATACTCTACACTCTCGTCAATGACCATATAGTTAGTGCCGGCATTCGGATATTTCTTGTCTGGACGGATATCATTTTCAAACTGCTTCATAAAGTACCCCGCCTGTTCGTCTCCTTCTGCAAAATCAAACAAGATAACGAGCATATCAAGTCCACCCTGTGTTTTTTTCTCTAATACCTGCTTAATTACCATTTTGTGCCCGCCAAGAGCAATCGGTTCAAATTCTCCTGCTGCCTGTGTAGTATCGTAATTATTTGGTTTCTGCATTGTCTGTTCCTCCTAATTCATAATAATCTCTGATAACCTTGTCAACTTCTGCAAGGTCGTTATCAATAGTTAAACTGTCAAACATCCCGATCGGGGACTTACTTACCGCTCCCTGACTGGACTGAGTGACAAATAAGTGCTTTCCACTCTCTTCGATGCATCGAAGAACGATGGTAAACATGCCCTCGATGCAAACTTTTTCGTCCAGAAGCTTACCAATTGTCTTAGGCTTTACTTCCCCGGAGTCATCTTTTTCCTCATGCATCATAAGGTAAACAATTTTATTCTGCGGTACTTTTGTTACAATGAACTGGATAAGATTCCAGAAATAGTCTCCAATATCATTGTACAGAGCGAACACTGCATTGCCTTTTCCAGCAGAAGCGTGTCCCTTCATAAAATGATTCGTGATAAGATACCCTGCATCATCAATTACGATAGACTCTGCTTTTGATGCGATCAGGCACTTCATTACCTGCTGGTAATCATCTGTAAACCATCCGTCAATCTTTCCTTTAAACGGAAGCGGTTTATTCAATACTCTAATAAGATTCCAGTGTTCATTCTGGCAGTTCCTAAGACTGGTACTCTTGCCAGAACCAGATTTTCCAATAATTAATACGGGTGTTGCCATTGCTATTCCTCCTTGTCATAAACTACATGTTTACTGCCCTCGATAATCAGCAAACTTGCAATATCTTTCATTGATAAGGTTGATTCGTTATAGATTTCGACCAGTGCGTTGTATGCGTCTGATGAAACCTTTACAACCTGATTGTCTTTTCCGGTTACCAGTTGTTTCTTTCTTGCCGGAATACGGATTTCAAATTCACTCATTCGTTTCCTCCTTATACGATTTCTGAGCCGTTAAAAGCCCATTTAGAGCCTGTACATAGTTTGCTAGCATTCTTGCCTTGTATGATTCTTCAATGGGGTTATCCGGGACTGTGGCAAGCTGTATATCAATCAATCTCAGAACTTCATTAATTCTCTCATCCATGTTCACACCGCCTTGAAAAAACAGTACAGGTTGTCTGAAGCATCTCCGAACTTCTCTCCATCAATATCTTCGGCTTTGTGGTATTCCACATGATCCAGAGACATATCACAGTTTTCATAATCCAGAATGTAATCACCTCTGGACTGAAGCTCTCTGAGC